AGAAATGACAAGTGTAGGAAGTATTGGGGTAAATATGGCAGGGGCTCAAGAAGACCCTATGAAGCCTAAAAAGAAAAAGAAGAAGAAGAGTAGAAAAGGAAACAAAGCTACTAATAAATTTCTAAATAACACATTTAAAGAATTACAATAACATGTCAGAACTACTAAGAGATACATTTTCATTTGGTGAACTTCAGATTTTATCTGAAGGCACTAAAACAGGTCCTATGAAAGTAAGAGGACTATTCCAAGAAGCTCATAAGCAAAACGGAAATAAAAGAGTATACGCTAGACCTTTACTAGAAAGAGAAATCAAAAAGCTACAAGGTCCTTTAAAAGAGCGTAGACTAGTAGGTGAATTAGACCACCCATCTAATGAGGTAGTACACCTTACAAATGCATCCCATATTATTACAGGACTTACTATGGAAGGTAATAAAGTAATAGGGGAAGCCGAAATTTTAAATACTCCATCTGGTAAAGTTCTACAAGAGCTTTTAAAAGCAGGAGTTAAGATTGGAATTTCTTCTAGAGCTGTAGGGGGTCTTACTTATAATTCTCAAAATGAGTGTTATGATGTAAATGAAAACCTACGCTTAATTACTTGGGATATGGTGTCTGAACCTTCGTGTCATGGCGCTTTCCCAGGTTTGTTAGGTGAAAATCAAGTAATGACTGAAACTACTAAACGAGTTGCGGAAGATGTTGACCACTTAAGAGCTGAGAGAATGTTTATCCACTCTTTGAAAAAACATTTAAACAAATAATAAAAAATATCTAACTTTTAGATAAAACTATCATAAATACAGAGATAGGCAATAATTATGACCACATTCGAACAAATCGCAAAACTTCTTCCTGAAAATCTTTCTGAGTCAGGATTGGAGGAAATTGCTTCAATTATCGAGGAAACTGTCCAAGAGCGTGTCGACGCTGAAACAAAGTCTTTAGAGGCTAAAGTTGGAGGTTTTATGAGAATGAAGCTAAATGAAATGAAAGAGCAAGCTGTACGCGAATTAGAGAAGGACAACGAAACCTTCCGCGCTGTTAAAGTATACGAGTCTCTTAAATCAGTTATAGCTGAAGACATCGCAACTTCTGATGAAGAAGGCGTAGCTTCAACTTACAAAGCTGATAATGAAAAATTGCAAGAAACCGTAGAAAATTTAAATTCTAAGATTTCTTCACTAATGACTGAAAACAGTACCTTAGAAGATTCGGTTTTGAACCTACGTGAAGACGTTATGGTTCTTGACGATGTTACTAAGAAACCATTCAAGTCATCCGAACAAGCTCTTGTTATTACTAACGAAAGCATTAACGAGAACTCTACACCCACTTCCGAGGTGTTTAATGAGTTTCTTACAGAAGACGTAGTCCGTCTTTCAAAACTAAACTAATTTCACTATAATAATATGTTAGAAAACAATACTTCAAAAGCTCTCTGTGACAAGTGGGCACCAATTTTGGAAGGCGTTAACGATCAGTATACTCGTGAGACAACTGCAGTTCTTCTTGAAAACCAAGCCCGCCACGTACTTGCTGAGCAAAGTAAGTCTGGTATGCTAGAAGAAAGTACAACAGCTGTCGGTAACTTGGGTACCTTTCAAAAATTCGCTTTTCCACTAGTACGCCGGGTGTTCCCGGAGCTTATTGCCAATAAGGTAGTAGGTGTTCAGCCAATGCAAGGTCCAGTATCTCAGGTGTTCTACCTAGGTATGGAACGCGCTGCCAATGGTTCTCCAGCAGGTGAGACTGTATACAGCAAGAGAAATCTTACTTACAAAGGTCTTACTTCTTCAGGTCTTGGTAATGTTGGTGGTCTTGACACCGGTCAAAAAGCAGGTGCTGGTACTCTAGATACTTCTAACATTAACGCTTCTGGCGGTACTATGGGTGGAAATATCGCAGCATTCCCAAATAACACTTCACTTTCACAGTGGTCTGTATCAGCGGGTGAATCACTAGGACTTCCTGGTGGAACTGCAATTCCTGATCTTAGCTTCCACATCGAGCAACAAGCAGTTGTTGCAAAGACACGTAAGTTCCGTGCTCTTTGGACAATTGAAGCAGCTCAAGATTTGAAAGCATATCACAACCTCGATCTCGAGCGTGAACTAACTGACCTTCTAGGTAAGGAAGTTGCTCTTGAAATTGACCGTGAAATTCTTGAAGACCTTCGCTCAATTGCTTATGACGCTAATGATGATGCTGGTAGTTTATTCAACCGCGCAGCACTAGACCTTGGTGGTTCAAATAACTTTGGAAACAACGCTGAAACAGCCGCAGGTGAGATTAACGGAAACTATGAATATGGTTTTGCTGCATCTGCTACAGGTGGTGAAAATCAAGGTTCTAATAAGAACGTAACATTTGTTGATTTTGCTACAACGGCTCTTTCACTAGCTCCTCGTCACGTAGGTGAGGTATACTCGAATCTTCTTGCTGCAGTAAACTTTGCTGCTCAAGATATCTACAAAACTACTTTCCGTGGTGCAGGTAACTACATCATTACTTCTCCGTTGGTTGCAGCTATGCTTCAATCAGCTGCTAAGCTTGAAGGTGGTATTGATCAGTCTGAAGCAGGTCAACTAGGCGCTAGTATCCAATACAAGGGCAAGTGGGCAGGCATGTACGATGTTTATGTAGATCCAATGTGGCCGGAGGATGAAATCCTTATTGGTTACAAAGGTTCAAATGCTATGGAAACTGGTTACGTATATTCACCATATATTCCAGTCCAAATGCTTCCAACTGTTGTGGATCCTGATAGCTTCCAACCACGTAAGGGTTTGATTACTCGCTACGGTAAGACTGCTATCTCTCCATCTTCACGTTGGTACAGAATTGTTCGTCTTGTAGGCGCTGATAGCCGTTACCTAACTTCACCGTTCGGTACAATGGGTCAGACTCCTGATGGCGCTAATAACTTTGTAGGTGGATAATATCCTAAATGCTAAGTAAACTATAAACAATAGTTTTTAAATAAGAAGGAGGCTTTATAGCCTCCTTCTTTTGCTATATAATAGAGAGGATAATATGAAATACATAAATACAAAATCAATTCCTATCTATATTCAGATTAAAGGGGATACCCATCTGATTAATCCAGGTCAAGAAATTATGAGTGATTTATGTTTGTTAGAGTTTGGATTAACCGCTTTTCCTGAAGAAATAATCCCTCCTACAAATCCTAAGAAACCTACTAAATCAAAAACCGTAAATACCAATGAGCTCCCAAAAACCAATAAGCCCAAAAACTAGCTGGGGTGTCACCAATGCAGTTAAAGTAGGGTCAAGCAGCGACGCGAGCGCCCATAGTACCTTTGGAGATATTAACTATGATACTTTAAATCGTAGTCGTTTTTCCGATGCAATAGCGTTTAATAAATTTTACGCTAGTCTTAAAGATTCTATCCTGTCAAGATTAGGATCTCCCGTAATTAGAGTAGAGCTCACAGACCATCAAATTCTAACTGTAATTGATGAAGCTATATCTAAGTTAGATTACCACGCTCCTCAATGGTGTACCAACTTCATGTCATTCACTACTCAAATAGATAAAAATTTGTATGAGTTACCACGGTTTGTAATGAATAACATGCAATATGTTGTATATAAGAAATCTCTACTATCTGTAGCGCAGCAGCAAGGATCTCTTGAGTTTGATTTCTTTATTAAATATTTCCAGGATAATTTCCTCTTTAAGGATTTCCAAGTTACTGATTTTCTATTAATGACTATGCACCTAGAACAGATGCGTAAGATTCTATCTATGGAAGGCTCCTTCGATGTCGTAGATAATAAATATATATTAATCTACCCCATTCCACAGGCAGCTGAGGAAGTTATTGTTCAGTTTAGAAGCTTGAATAGCGACACCTTACATCCGTTCTACATCAACTGGGTACAGAAGTTTGCTACAGCTGGCGCTCAGGTAATTTTAGGAGGCATTAGAGGGAAATATACTACTTTACCATCACCTGGAGGGGGAGCACAATTAAACGGACAAGACCTAGTCCAACAGGGCTCTGATGAGATGGCAAGGCTAGAAGATGTGCTACTGTATGAAATTGAAGAACCTCCAGCATTTACAGCATTCTAATGAATAACGGAAAAAATCTTAGATATAATTCCCCGCATGAAATTAAAGTTTCATTTGCGGATGAGGAGATGTTTTCTAAGAGCTCTGGGGAATTAAACATGTTTGACAAGGATAACCCAGATACTAGGTTATTTGATACAATTGATGGGGAAATGATTCGATTAGCAGGATCAGAACTTTTATTATTCCGATATACTAAAGATTCTAACTTTGATACACTGTATGACGAACATGCAGGTAAAGTCCTATATCAGAAGCCAGTATTAATTTATGGACATTATGATCCAAAACCTATAGAAGAAGAAATGTCTGAATTCGGTATTGAACTTACTAATGACCAGATATTTACATTCAATAAAACTACTGTTGAAAACGCAATAGGACGTTCTTTAAATCCGGGTGATGTAATTAAACCTAGATTTCAAAATATTTACTATGATGTATTTGAAGTCCAGGAAGATAGCTTTGAAGCATATGGGGTATATCATTTAGTATGTGCCGCTAAAATTTTAAGAGACGCCGAAGATTTACTAGGAAACCAGTACATTCCAGATAGCCAGATAGAAAGCTAATGAGAGGATTAGATTACTTTAGACAAAAGATACAGGATTTTGAATTAATTTCTCCTGTAGAAAAATCAGATTTTTACAGAGAGTATACTAAATTTATTTTAGAAAAAATGAAAAC